GTAATTGCAATCGTCTTGGCGTTTGCCTATATCACGTTTGTTCCTAATCGTCTTCAGCAAAAAATTGACTCAGACGTGGCAAAGGTGAGTGCCCGTTTTACTCCCTCTGAGTCTATTGATTTATCCATGGCGATGAAGATCCTCACCCACGACCCTCCTCAAATGATGAATCCACCTGAACAAGGTCCTCCTTTATTATTGTTTCCACCCTCTGCCGAAGACTTGGCAAAACTTTCAGGCGAATAAGCAATGAGTACATTCAAAAAGTGGTTATTGAGTATTATTGTAGTGATTGCGTTAATTCATACCATCGGTGGTGGATTTGCTAACATGTTTGGACCCATTCTGTATCCATTTACTGCTGCCCACGGATGGAATGAAGGATTAATTTTTATGATTTTAGCACTTGTAGTCGCGATCGCAGTTAAGTAATCACCAAATGGTTTCCATCTCTTGAACACTCCAGAATTCGGAGGTATTGTTCGGGAGTTGTCGTCGAATAATATACGGTAACTTTCTCTCTGCAATTTCCATCTTAGCAACCGTCCACAGAAACATGGGGTCGGATGTTTTGAGTCCTTTTAGATCCACTAAGGGTTTAGCGCCTTCTGCGAGTTGTTGTGCTCGCGTGGCAATCAAAGTTGTGTATTCGTACTTGGTGAAATACGGACGTGTAATTCTTGTTTGTTTTCCCATTTCCAACACTTCATTTCGGAAGACCGGTTTAACTTCAGGGTGTAGCTCCATACTTACCTCTTGTGTTGAACTTCTTTTATCCGTTTTACATCGCACAACTTCTTCTATTCTCACGAATACATAAATGCCTATCATCCCAGCTCAACCTTCTGATATTACTCGTCTTGCTCGTGTTTCCGCAACCTTCACAACGGATCCCGAGAAAAAGTCCAGAACTTTTGTGGCACCTCTGAAATCCGACATTGGAACTCTTGCGAAGGCAGAGTTCACTGGACGAGGTAGTGTTCTTGCGACACCTAGATGGACATCACCTGCTTTTGTAGGCGGACGTATTTTCCGTCTCTAATCACAAATGCCGACTCTCTCTGCATCCGATTATACGAATTTCATTAAAGTTCAGGCTGCCTCTCAGTCTTATCGCAACGGTGCGATTCCTAAGAAGGTTCAGACAAGTGACCAAGTCGTTCCTCTTCAATCTCAATTGAATGCGCAATTGCTTGCAAGTCAGGCAGCGTATGTAGTGAAACCGAGTGCATCCACACTTCTAAGAAACGCTAGTGTCCTTCCTTACACTGGAGTTGGAAACGTGAATAACCCAAAAAATCTATCTACTGTTGCTCAGTCTGGAACTTTAAGTTCAGCAAAGACTCAGCAACTAGGTGGTCTTCCATTGATTGCTCCAAAAGGATCGGGTGTTTATGCTCCAACACCTCAATTAGCTCGTGTCAATACTCGAGCAACAGGCGCTTACAAATCAGTTCGTCAACCAGTTTAAGGTCTACGGACACGTCTCCAAGTGGACTTTATGGTCCACGCCCCCAAGGGGTCTACGGACCCCGTGCCGACTGTTTCCACGTAGCATCACACACTGCACACTGATACATCCAAACTACATTTTTGGCATCCAACTTGATGCCTACAATGTTAGACTCTTTACCCTTTGTCGGACATGGAGGCGAACGTGTCGTATTAGGACACTTCATATTCGTGAACCTCGGAAGCGTTGGATCATGCTTCAGATACGGATTAATTGAGAACTGAATTGAGGTATCTTGCATCAAATCATGGTCGTAGACCACCGGATTTTCTGCCGTAATCGATTCTTCGTAAGGACATTGACGACATTTGAGAAACGCTGACCCATCTCGCTCTTCAATGTTGTAAAGCATATTATCACACTGTGTACAAAACTTCATACTGTGATTTGGTTTCCTTATTCTAAGTCTTTCCATTTTTTCCCAGTCAGGAAACGTGCGTTCAAAATGGACAAGGGTCCAACTACTTCTCTTTCCTTAGTATCACAGGATGTTGAAGTCAAAGTTAAACGATTTTCTCAACGGCACTGGAAAGGAGACCGATCCAGATAAGAAACGATATGGACGAGTTTCTAAAGGCGAAAATACAACACATAATGGAATGTCTGGGGGTGCTTGGTGCATTCAAGACGAAGATATACCCGAATTTTACAAACTCTATTGCGAATACTTGCGAGACAACGGTCCACTTCACATGACTGAAAAGAGCACACGAATTGGAGCGATGCGAATTGACTTGGACTTTATCTACGACGGAGAGAAAGATGATCACCTTCACACTCAAGAACAAGTGGTGGCATTCACAACTGCTTATATGGCTGAAGTGAAGAAGTTCATCAAGGTTCCTGAAGCAGTTGAGATCTTTGTGAGCGAGAAACCCAGACCCACGTATTACAAAGATAAGAACCGTTCTAAGTCAGGTCTCCATCTTGTCATTCCTGCAATCAAGACGAATCGTTTTGTAGAAGAAGCCATCCGAATGAACTTGGTGAACCGAATGAACGAATTCTTTCCAGATCTACCTCTTGCAGATGAATGGCGAAAAGTCTATGATCCTTCTCCACTGACCCATACAAACAACTGGACTTTGCTCGGATCTAAGAAGAAGGAAGGAACACCGTATCAGATCAAGTACATCTTGGACTGGGATCCCGAAACTGGCGAAATGAGCATTGACAATGACGTTCCATTGATGACTACACCTGACCTGTTGAAGAAGATGACCGTTCGTTCTGCACCTTCTGAAGAGACACCTATGACTGAGTTTGCAAGTGATTTCCTCAAGAACCGTATGCAAAATGCCGAGGACATGAAGATTTCTGGAGGTAATGCTCTTCAACCTACACGTGGACGTCAAGCAGTTCGTGGAGATATCAACTCTCGCGGTTCTTCACCTGATAACACCGCATATCGTCAGTCTCTGACTCCAGAGATTCTAGAATATCTGAGTCGTCATGTATTCAATCTTGCAGAGTTCAGATACAAGGAATACAAGGACTGGATTGATGTTGGAATTTGCTTGAAGAACATCCATCCTGAATTGGAAAGCGTGTTTCTAGAGTTCAGTAAACAAGATCCCCGAGCAAATGATCGTGAAATCTCCGCAAAGTGGAACTCATTCAGTTGGCGATCGGATGGCGCACGTCTTGAATTGCGTAACCTTCTGAAATGGTCCAAGTTGGACAACTTCAGCAAGTATGAAGAGATTGAGAGAACCAATGTGAACCGATTGGTCAAGGAAGCAGCAGATGCAGGTACTGAACATGATGTGGCACAGGTTGTCTACGCAATGTTCCGAGACAACTTCAAGTGCGCGAGATACGGAAACAACACATGGTATCGTTTCGATGGAAACAAATGGTGTGAAACCGATCATGGTGTAGCGCTTCTGAAACTGCTGTCTGAAGATGTCCGTAAGCAGTTCAGAGAAGGTGAAAAGCAGATGATTCAAATGGCAGAGAATGCAGGAGCATGTATTTGTGAAGGTAAGAACGTGAACCCTAACTGTGATTCTTGTAAATGCGATGCTGAAAAGATGAAGTACATCTCCATGCAAGTGAAGTTGAAGACAGTCAAGTTCACAGAGAATGTGATGAAGATGAGCAGATTGCTCTTCTTGGATGAAGATTTTGGAAAGAAGTTGGATGAGAACAAGAATCTGATTGCCTTTGCGAACGGAGTGTTTGACACTGCAACATTGGAGTTTCGTCAAGGTAGACCGGATGATTGTATCAGTTTCTCAACCAAGATCAACTACGATCCAGATCGCGAACATACAACCTACGAATGTTGGGCAGAGATTGACAAGTTCCTACACGATGTTCAACCCGATCCTACGGTTCGTAATTACCTAGTCCGTAGATTGGCAACGTGTTTGAGAGGTGGAAATGATGCTCAAAAGTTCCATATTCTCACAGGTGATGGTTCCAATGGCAAATCCATGTTGACAAACTTGATGAGTCTTTCATTGGGAGATTATGCAGGTAAAGTTCCGATTTCACTTCTTACACAAGGTCGTGCAAAGTCTGCCGCAGCAGCACCTGAAGTTCTTCACATGAAAGGTCGTCGATTTGTGACGACTCAGGAACCCGATGAAGCAGTTCCACTCAACACAGGATTGATGAAGGAATTGGCATCGTGCGAGAAGATGGCGTATCGTGGTCTCTACAAGGACATTACAGAGTTTGAAATGCAAGCGCAGTTGTTTCTGAGTTGTAATGAGAAACCCAAAGTTGGTGCTACGGATGGAGGTACTTGGCGTAGGTTATGTGTCGTTCACTGGCCTTCCAAGTTCGTGGCAAATCCAACTGAACCGCATCACAAACCTCTGGATGAAACCATTCAGCAAAAGGTCATGAGTGAAGAATGGGCAACCTGCTTCCTATCGTATTTGGTTGCTCTCTATCGTGAAGGCAATGGATGGCGCAAACTACCTGCTCCAGAGAAGGTTCTGGTCTACACCAATGAGTATCAGGAGGACTCGGACGCGATCGCCCGTTTCATCCGTGAGTATGTTACCCCACTTCCAGAGGGTGAGGCAGGAGAGAATGTGTCAACTTCAATGATTAATGGAGTGTTTCAGCAGTGGAAGAGAACCAATGAAATCACTAAGGGTTCCACTGCAGAACTTAAGAAGAGATTGGAAACTATTTATGGACCACAACCTAGGAACGGTTGGACTTCTTTCCGGTTCGATGTCGCCTAGAATGGTAGCGCTTAGAACCTTTGCGACCATGACGGGTTCTGCGACGCGCTCCGACTGGTTGCGGAGTCGTAGTAGGGGTAGGAAGAGTACTTACAGCTTCAGGTTCAGTTGTTGACGAAGAGCTCCAAGACCAGGGGTTATACCAAACCATTTGTTATACTATTAGTTTTTTATCTATTCGACACGCTTCGCTCCGATACGGGACAAAACGTAAGTTCGGAGGAGTCCGATTGTGAAGATGACTAAGACGAAGGAGACAACGAGGTTGACGAACGCAACCAAGACCTCACCGATCTTGAGGGTGATTCCACCGATTGTGACAGTGAAGGAACCAACACCCTTGCCTGCTGCTGCGGCAGGGGCGAGCATGGGGGTGAGAATGTCCTCAGAGAGAGACTTGAAGAACTCTCCAACAACACCTCCGAGGTAGAACGAAGCGGTCAAAATTATGATGTCGCGTGAATCTAACATGTTTATTTGGTTAATCTGTTAGATTGTTTTTTTGGGCGGACCTTTTCTCCTTTGCACGTTCATTAGCTCGGCGACGCTGTTCAGCATATTTTTCTGGATTGTCAAGTTGCCATTGTTTTACTCTAGTACGCTCTTCATCTCCTTTTAGAATCCTACGAACCTTACCATATTCTTTGTCTCGTTGCTTTTTCTCTTCTGGAGTCCTTAATGGCGTTGCCTTATTTAAGCAATTTGGATCAGTAATAACTCCAGTAATCTCAGCCCTCTCTATTCCTAGTAACTCAGTGTCTGTTATATTTTCAACTTCAGCTAATAACTCAATCTGTGCATGTTCCCAACCTACCCGATTAAAGTATATATAGAGTGGTGTCTTTTGTCTTACAGGGTCCTTTGACTTAGATCTGTGGTTCTTGAGACGCATTGCAAGGGTCTGTCGTGTAGACCCTATATAAAAACTATTATCAAGAGTACTTTGGATCTTATAAAGGCGACCAATCATTATATAGTATAGTATATAACTGTCTATATGGATACCCGATTTTTTGGACCCAGTGCGTGGCAATTGTTTCACTTAATTGCATTTACTTCAAAACATCCCGACGATGTCCTGAATCAGATGAAAGATGTACTTCCCTGTAAGTTTTGCAGGGAGTCTACTACGGAATTTGTACATAAACACCCTCTTCGTGGTAATCCAGGTAAGTGGTTATATGACCTTCATAACCAAGTGAACCATAAACTGAGAACTCAATGCAAAAATGATCCGGCAGTCTTGGATCCAGGTCCTGATCCAGACTTTGAAGATGTTAAGAAACACTATCTTGCTTTAAAACCCACTGCTGTTCCAGGTGGCGACTTTCTAGGATCGATTTCTGCCAATTATCCTGAAGAACCCGAACCGGAACAAATGGCAACGCAACGAACCTTTTTACATGCATTGAGCAAAGTCTACCCATTTCCTAATCTACAAAAAATATTTGAAACATATTTGCGAAAGAATGAACCTACCTTGGAATCACGAAAATCGTATATGAAGTGGATGCATGGATTACTGAGCGTATTATCACGTGAAACTGGAACATCCATGCCAAGTTTCAAAGGATTCGCTCACCATCTTGCGTATTACAGGAGCGGTTGCTCCAAGAAGACGTATCATGGAAAAACGTGTCGCAAAATCGCTGGAGGTGGTAGAACCAAATCAAGAGATCATGCGAAGACGTTTAGGGTTTCTCATGTTAAATTACTTTAATTTAGGTTTCGTGAATGACTGCATCGCAAGACGGGCATGTTTTGCTGAATACACTTCGGGTCGTTTTTCACGAGGGCGTTTCTTCTTTTCTTGTCGTGTTTTAGGTGGTTCGTCCATTTGAATCTATTACTTTGACGTATAGAAATCCGTTTTAATACATGTTTCCACCCTTGCGACCCCTGCGAGTCTTTCGGCGTCCACCGACAGATGCTGCATTTCCGAGAGGACCGCTGGACAAACTAGGAGATCCCTGAACATCCGCACCACCCTTGTAGGTCTTCTTGGCCATCTTGAGGATGTCGCCAAACTTCTTTCCCTTGTGGGACTTCATTGTCTTCTTAACATGTGCCAACCACTTATTTGCCATTTTATTAAGAGGTGAAGAAGTTATTGTAGTCTCGCCGGTTTTTCAACGAACCCCGGCGTGTTTCCAAACAGAATCCACTGGCAACCATACGCTGCTGTAACTTCAGGATTGACTCCTTCTTTTCCAAACATAGGATCCGGTGTGACTAACGTGATACCATTACGATTAAATTTGATTAGTTCAGTGTAGTCATGTGGATATACTGCTTGTCCATAGGTAAGACGACGTAGATTTGAATCCGTCCAAGATAGATTGACTAAGTCTCCTAATTCAGTGCCTTGAATTCCACCAGAAACAATGATCAGTCTATCTGCAAGTAGTTCTAATTCTATACTTTGAACATCTATGTATTCACGAGGAACCAAATGACGATGAACGGTTGTCTTCAAACACTCTGCTGCCTTGTTTAACGTGACTGAATTGGTCGTATGAGGAACAATGGACAGAATGAATGGAAGACGATTAGGGAACGCTTGAATCAAAGCAACACAGACTGAATCGAATGTCCAGTAATCATATGCATAATCGTATCCTTGATTCAGAGGATTCTTAGACACAACTGGAACTCCATTCTCATCTGCATAGAGATGCACTTCTAACAATCGTCGACCCGATTGAATCACACTGTCTGCGTCTTCATAGATACCTCCTCGTACAACGTAATCACACAATCGTTTAGGGGTTGAAGGGGTTTTCTCTTCATCTATTTCAGTGGTTTCAACCCATGCTACATATCCAAGAAGTCCAAAAAGAGAAAGGGCAAGTACAGTCTCCATATCTTTCTACTCGGATGTGTTTTTTGGAATTTTAAACAAGAGACCACGGAATCCATTGATTACGTCATCGGGAATTCGCTCTTTCATAGGAATTTCCATTAAACACGCTTGGTGGAAATACAAACAATACATTCCACATTCAGAATCCTTGAATTGATGACGTGTGGCATTAAAGGTCATTTTCATAGGTTTAGATTTGCCTGTAGCGTCCCATTGAGACTTCCATCGTCTCATTAACTTTTTGATTTCAGGTTCTGGTTGGTGAGCATATGAATCAAAATAGGTGATGCGTGGATACTCTAATTGTGGTCGAATATCACAGAACAAGGCAATCCAATGTTCACCTGGACCATCGTGTGGATCCGTATTGAAAACAATACCAATTTGGTCATATTTCTTTGAGAGATCGACAAGATTCATTGAACATAATGCACTTACAATACATTGATTGGTTTCCGATTTCAAATCAAAGTCAATCGGAATACATCCTACGAAAAAGTATTTGGGAAACAAGTTTGTAAAGTTCTTTTCAACACGATCAATGTCATCTGAGGATAACCATTCATATCGGTTCACAGACCATTCTTTAGGTGCCTTGGGTCTCTTCATCAGAGATGTGACAATACATTCTGCTGAACCTGTTACACATTGGTCTTGAAGACGATGTTGAATATTCGTCCACATTTCTTCAGAGGTTCCTTTTGGAACAGGGGATTCCTTGGGATGTTCTTTGTTATACACTACGCGGAGTCGTTCAATTTCTTCAATATCCAACCAAGACATTCCTTATTTAAAATGGAATACTATTAAGTTAAGAAAGACTACCTCATACCATGGATGCCCTTAAACCCATTCTCTCAGCATATGCTGAAGTTACCCGCAAACTCAATGAAGTCAACGCTCGTGCATCCGAACTTCGTGATGACCGAAGAACCGTTGAACTAGACTTGGCAGCATTATATGCTACCTCTCGTGAAGCCTTACCTGACAAGATTAATCTTGCGACTTCAGGTATGACTTTTGCTGTTAAATATCCAAATCAGTGGAAAAAGGGTTGGACGCTTTCCAAGAAGGAATTGAAAGCGTATTTAGATGAATTGATTCCTCAAAAAAGTGAAGAGTTGATGCTTGAAATTGTTAAAAGACAAGAGGAGAAGATGGTGGAAAGTGATTACGGTTTTGAGCTTAAAGTTGCGACAAAGCGAGATTGAGAGTCATTCTTAAGACTTTCTTCAATCTCCTTTAGAGTTTGCTGAATTTCTGCGAGTTGTTGTTTAGCTTGGTCCAAACTTTGATGGGGAAGGAACCCTTTTTGGATACGCGAAATCGTGCACACCAACGAACCATTCGTGCTCAAGAGACGGGTAGCCAGGGTATGTAAAGGCTTCACCATCAACGTGATATGATACTCAACAACACAATATTTTTAAATCCCATCATCTTCGCGCTGAAGGAAGTAGGCGTGGAGTTTCTCCGACATTCCACGAACACTGAATTCCAATACACCATGCCAGTTGGGTCGCATGATGGTTCGTACATCTCGGATTCCATCTAAGATTGCATGGCGATCAACATATCTGCGATTCACATGAGTACCATGCCATAGGTGATAGACAGACCCAGAAATACATGAGATTCGAGGTTTTGGAAGACTACAAAACTCTTTGAATGCTGGAACTAGAGCAGGTTTGAGATACGTTGCTGGAAACTTGACATCTAACCATGCTGCTGCGGAAAGTGTATCTCCACTTCCTGTAATTCCATATTCAAAGAATCCTACTTTGCGAAACCACTTGCGACGGAATGCCCACGCAAATCCTGGATGAAACTTATGATCAAAGGTATTTTGACGATTCATGTAGAGAACCGATGATCGTTCTTGCATGATTTTTGTATACGTGATGTCCATCCAGACTGCCGATGTAAAAGGTTGAACTACATCGTTTTTGTTCAAGGCGTCTGAGACTTCACAATACCAGTGAGGATTGCCAAAGATGATATCGGCATCCAAGAACAAGACTTTAGAAAACCACCATGGAATCTTGGATTCAAGAATGGTACATAGATTCTCCTTGTGGAAGAGGATCGATTTACTCCACACATGAAACGCATCGGCAATCTCAGGTTCTTGCTTATCAAACACCAACTCCAAAGTGTAATAGGGAATATTTGCGAGTTTGAGTTTTTCAATCGTGTAAAAATAGTTCATCACTATACGTTTGGACTTTGCAGGATTGAAGAAGACTAATCCAATCGCCATATCGCATTTCCATGGAGTGTTATACCGGACATTTGAGAGTTCAATCGGTTGAGCAGAATATTGTTTAGGTAACGGATCTGGTTCTTCTGTGTATGCCATGGACTGAGCAGCTCCCATTGTGTAGAAAAACGGATAAAAGATTGGATAGAAACTACAATTCATAATGACCGATGTATACTCACCCTACAATGCCCGTAACCGATTCTTTACAGAGAAGGATATCCACCGTATATTGCATCGCCATGGTTTGCCTCATTATCGTGTTTCAAATGCAAGAGTCTTTCAAACCGCAATGGTTCATACCACCTATGTCAAACGATCTGAATACACTACACCCGATGGACGACCGGCGTCTCTTGCTCCGTGTCCCTCTGGTGTCATGCCCCTCCAAGATGAATCGTACGAATGTCTCGAGTTTGAAGGTGATTCCGTGCTCGGAGTCTGTGTTGCAACCTATCTACGACGTAAATACCCTGACAAGAAGCAGGGTTTTCTCACAGACGCTCGCAAGGAACTTGTTAATAACGAGCGAATCGGAGCCTTATGTCAAAAAGTCGGACTGGATACATTCTATGTCATTTCTAGGCACAACGAGGAGTCTGTGGCTATTAATGGACGACGAAACATTCAGAAACTGGGAGACATCTTTGAAGCTTTTATTGGTGCGTTATGGACAGATTGTGGAAACCGATTTAACATTGTCTACTCATTCGTCACCAACGTTCTGGAAGCCTATTTGGACATCCAGGATGTTGTCACTACTATCACCAACTACAAGGATATCTTTCAGAAGTATTGCCAGCGTGAGTTTGCGACAACTCCTACGTATACGATGATAGACTCCAATGATCCTTTGATTCGGGTCACAATTGTTCTCAAAGGAAAAACGTTAAAAGAAACGGGTGAAGGAACCACTCGTAAGAAAGCAGAACAGATGGCAGCAAAACAAGCGCTTGAAGGATTCGGAGTTACTTTCGCTTCTGCGTAGTGACTCTAGCGTTTCGTCCACATTTGAATCGTTTGAGTGTTCGCCCTCGTGTCCATAATACAGATTTAACACAGACCGCGATGGGTCCTTTTTCATTGTTAAACGTTTGCTTGACTTTCTTGATACACTTACAGAACCTTCTTGTTTGATTGAGTCTTGCCATTGTGTCAAACTCAGAAGAATATATCCTCGCAAAGAATAAACATAATGGGCGGTGGTCTTCTACAACTCGTTGCTTATGGTGCTCAGGATGCGTATATCACTGGAAATCCTCACATTACCTTCTGGAAGGTTCTCTACAAGCGTCATACGAACTTTGCCATGGAGGCATTCCGTGTGAACTTCACGGGTGCCCCTCAGTATGGTCAACGTGTAGTTGCTGTCATCAACCGCAATGCGGACTTGATGTACAAGACCTATTTGGAGGTCCAACTCCCAGACACATACAGTGCAGCAGATGGTTCAGGTGTCAAGTGGACTGGTGCGTATGAACGTCGTCTTGGATACCAACTCCTCAAGAAGATTGAGGTTGAGATTGGTGGACAGATCATTGACACTCACTATGGTGAATGGTTGTTCTTGTGGGAGAACTTGACCTCTGGATTTGACAACTCTGTCAAGTTAGACAGTATGACAGGTGGTTACCTTGGAGGCACGGAGACCAGTGCAGTCTCTTGCGGAGGTCGCCCAGCAGTCTTGTATATCCCTCTTCAGTTCTGGTTCTGCCGAAACCCAGGTCTTGCGTTGCCATTGATTGCCCTCCAGTACCACGAGGTTCGCATCAATGTAACATTGAACCCTGCAACTGATTTGGTGTCTGGAACTCCTGGAACTGCTGGAAGTGTTTCAACTGCAGCATCAAAGTTGCCTCAATTGAAGGACATGTCACTCTATGTCGATTATGTATACTTGGATGTGGATGAGCGTCGCCGATTTGCTCAACAGTCTCATGAGTATTTGATTGACCAACTCCAGTTCGGTCTTCAACAGACACTCACAACTGCAAGTGCACGTATTGACTTGACATTGAATCACCCTGTCAAGGAATTGGTATGGGTGTTCCAAGATGCCCGTAAGACAGATTGTGGATCTGACTTGACCAAGAACATGGGATTCACTCAACCCTTTAGTTACGATGACATTGTTAATCGCGCCCGTCTTCAAATCAACGGTCAGGATCGATTTGATGAGCGATATGGTGACTATTTCTGGAAGGTTCAACCTTACCAACACCACACAGGAGGTGCTTTCTGGCCAATTCGTGCACAGGTGACAGCACCAACAGCATCAACTGTAACATCTACATGTAGTGTTACTGGAGATGTACTCACTTCAGGCGCTGTATCTGCAGGAACAAACTCACCACCACCTTACATAGTTGAGGGTGCAACTGTTTCAGGAACAGGTATTGCTCCAGGAACTATTATTACTGCATTTGGAACTGGTTCGGGTGGTGCAGGAACCTATCAGCTCAGCGAACCTGCTACTATAGATGGTACAGGTCTAAGCATTACATTCACGCTACCTAACGTTAACTATGCTCCTCATAGCAACCCAATCAACGTGTATTCCTTTGCCCTTCAACCCGAAGAACATCAACCAAGTGGAACCTGTAACTTCTCACGCATTGACACAACCACTCTTGTGTTTGATAGCATTGCTACTGCGGGTATTGCAAAACCCACTAAGTCAACACCCTTCAACTTCCGTATATACGCAGTCAACTACAACATCTTCCGAGTCATGTCCGGAATGGGTGGTCTTGCCTACAGCAACTAAGAAGGCAAAACATGATCAATAACAACCTTGAGGTCCTTTAGTTCCGACTTCAGTTTTTCCAAATATAAAATAGCATCCA